TCATGAACTTTATTCACCCACTTTATCTCAGGCTTATTCTTCCATATTCTCCACTGATAATCAGGCCAATTAACCCACCCATTTTCATTTACATTCCATCCCCACTGTTTGATATACTCTTCAGTTAGCCCTTCAACTCTATTAACTCTAGATATTAGATAAACTTCATTGTCTGGATTGTTGTCTATAATTGAAGGTAAATTTTCAATTAATACTTCAGTTATAATTTCATCAGCGTCAATTTGGAATATATAATCTCCAGTACATTGATTAGTTAGGTGATTTTTAAAGCCAGCAAAGTCATTATTTAAAGGATGAAATATAACTCTTATTCTGTGAGCTTCTTGCTCACTCATTATATATCCTAAAACTTCTTTTTTTAACTTATCTAGGCCATTTAAATCAGAGGCATCAGCATCCATTTGAACAACAATTTCATCTTTATCACGTTTGTGTTTTAAGAGAAAAGAGATAAGTCTTTTTATCTCTTCAATCTCATTACAGACAGTAATTGCGTAACTTATCTTCATTGGTTAGCTATGTAAACCATTTCCTCACCCTTTTTCATACCAGACTTCCACTTAGCTACTTTGTAGTTGTCTTTTATGTAGGCTAACTCTTTATTAACCTCAGCCATTGATCTCAAATCTTTTACAGATATAGTATTCACTATACATTTTGCTTTTTTAGGCTTGTATATAGGAGCTCTAAATGTACCCAGATTCTTTTGTTCTTTCTCTATAAAAGGTGCATTCTCAATATGTACTGTTAATCTCATCATAACTTTTAATTTTTTGTTTATCTAAATATAACATCTATTTACCAATAGGCCAAACTACGTTGGAAAAATCCCTATGTAATCTAAAGCCTCTAAGTAGTCTTTTTCTGCAAACATCTTAAGAGTTGTCATATCCATTCTATGTTTGTAGTATTCATCTTTTTTATTTGGGATTGGGTATTTTTCTTTTTCCTCCTCGGTTACTTCAATTGCTTTAACTGAGGCCCACTTCCAATTTTTTTTATTTGATCCATTAGCAAAAACCATTCCTCTAGTAGGTAGATTAATAGTTGATGGAAGCCAACATTGGTCATTTTCATCCTCAAACATTAACTCTTTATATAACTCAGGTAGGACTTCAATTTGTTCATTTAAAAAATCACCATTCTTTTTCATTAATGAATTACTTTGAAAACCACACCCAAAGCATGAGTATGTAGTTATTTCATTTGTTACTTCTTGTTTATAACAGGCATCTCCTCCACATCGAGAGCATGTTGTTAAGTCATCTGCTTTCATATTATTCTGTTTTAGATAGTTTTGGTAATTTTAATTTTGGTAATTTAATTTTATTTTCTTCACCTACTTTCTTTAATTTTGGTAGCTTCAATTGAACTTGCTGAGGTGCCTCCTTAACATTTTCATCTAAAATTACACCTAATAATTCCTTCATTTTATCAAATGTAAAATTCTTCTTACAGTAATTACCTTGTTGTTTAGCTTTGTGGGTGTAGTTTTTGTAGTTTTTGTAGGTGTCTTTTAAAGCTTTTCCAACAGACATTTGGTCAACATCAAACCACTTAGCTCCTTCAATAAACCAACTATTTCTTGCACTTGGGTGAACATCATTAACTACACCTGGAAGTAAAATACTCATGTCTGGTTTTAAGAAGTCAATATGACCTGACCATCCTGTAGTTATAATTGGCTTTTTAGATTGGGTAAATTCCAACAATGGTCTTCCAAATCCTTCACCTTTAGTTAAACTTATCATGGCTTTAACTTTAGAATGATTATATAATGAATTCATTTCAACATCAGTAAACTCACCATGTAGTAGGTAAACTTTTGGACATTTACCTTTTATTGTTTTTCTAATTTGCTTTATTTTCTTTAGAGTTACTTCTCTATCCATATAGGAAGTACCACTGTGAGATGTTTTAAGAATTAATGCAGGTTGTTTTGATTTATTTTTAAATGTCTCACAAAAAGCTTTTATTAATAAACTTATGTTTTTTCTATCCTGTCCAAATTCTCCATTTAGCCAATGACCAACAAATAAATAACAAAACTCTTCCCTTATATTTGATAGATTGAAGGCTCCATATTTGTTATGATAGATGTCTTCATTAAATCCTTCAAATAAAACTTTAGTTGGAGTTGTTAATTCTATTGTACCTACAACCTGGTTAGTGTTTTTATCGTGTTTTTGAAATTTACTCTGTTTTAAAACTTCAATAGTATGATTAGTTGAGCCTAAAACTAAATCCATTCTATTACAGCCTTCAATCCAATCAGCGGGTGCTACTGTTGACTCAATTCCTGCAGTTATTCCAATATTGTATTTTCCTTGTTTTTGAAATTCATTTGGAATTGTTATTTGAACCCAAATGTCAGGTTGAGGATATTGTTTATTGGGCTCAGGGTGAAACATATGAGAATTTAAAAACTCCCACTCAGGATTGTCTTCAATAAAACCCCAAGGTGTATTACCCCACCTTTGAGGAATAATTTTAACATCATATTTATCTAACTCTATGAATGCCTTAGCAACATCTCTAGAGCGAGCCCCATAACCTGACATGGTATCAATTGGACAACTTATAATAACTGTTTTTTTATTCATATTTAATATCTTAAAGCGTGTGTTAGTATTCTTCTATTGTCTTCATCTACATCAATTAATTCATATTTTTCTCTTGGCTCCCAAGTGTCAAATAACTCATCAATTGCTTCAATTACTCTATTTGACATTTTTTTAGCTGTAAATCCTGCCTCATCTCCTACAGCCCACCTTCTTCCTTCTTCACCTGCTTCTTTTCTTTCATCAGGAGTCATTGAGTAAACTTTAAATATTTGCTCAGAAGCATCCTCTGCAGTGCATCTATCATCCCAAATGTAAGGTGTTTTTGGAGAGCCTTGAAGTGATCTATTAGTTGGATATACCGGAAAAGCCCATTTACCATGTTTTCTGTAAGTTCCATTATGGTTGGAGGGGAAGTCTTTATCAAAGTCAATCCACTCACCTTTTTTAACTCCAGGACCTTCATCCATCCCATACTCAAATCTCATTTGATCTTGCATTCCACCTGTTACATTAGCTATTATTGGTGTTCCTGTTAGAAGAGCTTCAGTTAAAGTTAAACCCCAACCTTCATTTGATGTAAGAAGTATTTGAGCATCTGCTATGTTATATAATTGATTTAATTCTTTAGTACCTACTTTAGATGTAGAGAAGTAAATAGCATTTGGGTATTTTTCTTCAAATAGTAACTCTCTAACAGCTTCTAAGTCAGTACCATGATCTTCAACTATTTCAGTATGTAAAATGAAGGCACATTTATCTGCTTTTTCTTTAGGTAGTCTATCTAAAAAATATCTAAAAGCTAACATTGTGTCTGGGATTTGTTTTCTTCTAATATTTCTAGAGTTGAAAAATAGGATGAAGTCTTTTTCATCATCCCCAAATATATTTTTCTTTAAATCATCTAATATCTTTTTATATTCAATTGGATGGTAAATATCAGTATTTAATCCGTGGGGAATGTATTTTATAATTTTATCTTTAGCTTTATCACCTAAAACAATTCTATTTATATTTCTGGTTTGTTTTGAAATGGCCAGTAGTGCATCACAACTTTCATAAAATGCTTTATTATATAAAGGTGATGGATAATCATCCCAAATGTTAAGATAGATAATAGGTATATTTCTTCTAATTTCATTTTCAATTTGAAATAGCCACTCAAAATATCTAGGATCAGTTATGATGAAGATGGCATCGGGTTTTTCTAATTTAATTAATTGTCTTATTATGTCTGGATTTCCATATCCATCTACAGGGTATAAAATTACATTACTATCTTCTAAATCTGTTTGTTTATTAGTGTCTGGGCTTAAATCTATTTTCTTTCCACTATCAGGATGTTTAATAGCTCCTGCCATTTGCACCCAATTAAAATGTTGGGCAGTATGTAAAACCATTTCCTTAGCAACTGTTGCAACCCCACTATGTACTCTAATATCATCACAAATTAAGAGTATTTTTTTTCTTTTATTTTGGGGAAGATACTTAAAATCTTTATTCATAAATTATTTAATTTTTAAATCGTGATTTGTTATTGTTCTTCTAAATTCATCATCACTCATGTAAAGATCAATTGCTCTTTCAGATAGTTTTTGAAATGAAAATTTTCTTTTAATACATTCAATTTTAAACTCATCCCAAAGTTCACTATTGATTTTTACACTTGTTAATTTTTTATCTTTACTCATTGTATTTTAATTTTATATTATATATAGGTATAATAATAAATACGTAGTCTTTAAGAGTTTATACCAACATTACATAATTCCTTTTTATCTTTATAGGGACAAAAGGTGCAATTCCATTTGGAAGGATTAGGAGACATTTCCTCCTCAGTAAATCCCTCAGATGTGAAACACTCTTCAATGAAATCATTTAATGATTTTGTTGCCCTATTCATTTTTATCTTTCCTGATGGTGGTTTAAATTCTTGTATACGTTTTTGTGGAAAATCTCCTCCAGTATATATTTTTCTTCTTACAATCAAAAACTCAATATCAATATTTTCTTTTGGGACTCCAAACTGCTCTGCAAAGAATTTCTTATATAAGACTAGTTGGAATTGTTTATCCTCATCTTTTTTCATTTTATCTTTCCAACCATTAGTTGAGGTTTTTATGTCTATAATTTTGAAGGTATTTGATGGTTCATGATATAAAACAACATCTAAATAACCTAAATATAATACATTAGGATACTTAGGAAGTGGAGCCATTGTAATTGGGGTTTCAATTCCAACTAAATACCAATTCTTCTTTCCGAAGTAAGTATTTCTTTTCTTTTTAATAAAATCAAGAATGGCTACTCCATCATCATAAAACTCTTGCAAATCCCCGGGTTTGGAAAAGTGTTGATTATTATTTTTCTTATAATCACTCATATAACATTCCCTAAGATTTTCTTTAAGTATTCCATTAATGTCTTCTCTGTCAGCGGCTGCTGCACTTTTTTCATACATTACTGTTAGATAATGTTGGAGAGTTTCATGAAATGCAGTTCCAAAGGAAGCATGAATACTTGGATTGTAGATTTTATGACCATCCCTATATTGGAGTGACCAATGTTTCTTGCATTTCTTCCACATTGAATATTGTGAGTAGGAAATGTTCTTTTGGTAAGCATAATTTATACTTGGAATTTCCTTTTCTTGAATTTCCCTTACTATTTGAGGTAATTTTCTTGCCATAATTTATTTTTTCCATTCACTCTTCTCCACCATTTGGGCTATAATAGCATAATTAACAATGTCTTGATAAGTATCAATTAGTGGTTCATTCGCAACTGTTCTCTTCTTTATAATAAGATTCTTCCATCTACTAATTTTATCAGAGATTCTATACCATAAACCTGTTAAAGCAAAGTCAATTTCCTCTCTTGATTCAAGTTGTGTTCCAGCTGAGATATTTGACATTCCATAGTCAAGGTGCTTATCACAAAATAATTTGAATTGCTCACTCATTATTACTTTGTAGCTTTTATATATCTCAGGATATTGCTCTTTAACTAATTGAATTGAGTCTTTATTTTGTGTTTCTTCCATAGTATTTTTCATATAATTCATCATCTTTAATAATACATTCTTCACACATAAATCCTCTTCCTACTGTGTTTAGTAATTGATCATAAAAAGCTAACTTATCTAATTTTTTTAACTCAGCTTTAGGTGTGGTAGGATCTTCTAATTTCTTCCACCAATCATTTCTTCCTAATTTATCTATTTTCTTTTCTAGACTTTCTTGAATTGGAGTCATAGCTATGTAAGACCAGGGTAGATTAGTTTCTTTACTACAAAATTGACATTTATTCATTTTAATAATTTTTTTATTTCTTTTTCATCATGGCCTATATCTTTTAATAAAGTCATAACATCATCTTTACTCATTATATCAATATAAGTAGAAGCTTCAGATGAGCCAATCTCAAAATAAGAAGCAACTTTTTCAATTAATTCTTTATTTTTAGTTGACTTCTTAGCTTTAATATATCTAAAGTAAGTTTTTCTTTTAGGTATCATTTCTTTATATAAATTATATATCTGTTTTTTGTTATTTGGCATTAAAGACTGCGCTAAATCAGCTAATTCAGTGTAATATACATTCATACTTATGAATCTATGGACCATATATGAGTTGAAATTCTCCCAGTCTTTATCAGTAAATTCTTCAGCTGATGATTTATGAAGAGTTATTTCATCTAACCAACAAAAAATTGATTTTGTTTTATTTTTGGTAGGTTTTTTTGAATCTTTTATAGTACCAATCTCTTGTATCCTCATCTAAGTCTAAATATTCAATGTTATTTCCTATAATCCAATCTGTAAAGGATTTAGCTGTTTGTTTTTCTGTATTTTCTTCTTTTTCAATAATAACTCCATATTCTCCAATGTCTGGGGTTTCTTGGATTTTTAAACCAAATTTAGGAAGTTCTTTTAATAATTCATTGAAAAAGTTATCAACTGTTTCTGATCTTATTTCTATTTTCATCATATTCCTATTTCAGAGTACTCTTCTCTTAATTCTTTTGGTAGTGAGTCTAAAATAATTTTCTTTGAGTCAAGACAATAAAATACTGGAATTGGAAGAAGAGCATCCTCAGTTCCTCCAACTACAAATTTAGATACTTTTCTCATTATAAATGCTTGTCCAAATAAATGGCCACCATCGAATCCTTCAATTGGTGTAGTATTAGCAAAGTCAATACTCATTTGTGGTTGTTGTGTGTTCATAATTTATTTTTTATTTTGATCCATATACTGTTACTTCTACCCATCCTTTTTCAGAATGATCAGCTTCTGCTTCTAATCCTTGATTTTTTAATTTTTGTTCAAGTTTTAAAGCAGCCCACCATAATCCTTCTTCAGGCACTTCATCATGCTCATCATCATAACAAACATCACCTCTACATTCATACATTGAATTTTCTTTGTCATACTTAAAAGTATAACCATCTATTGTTTCTCTTTCATTCATATTACTTGTGGTTTTTTGATTTCTATTATTTTGGCTAACGCAGAACTTATATTTATCTCTTTATCAATTCTAAAATTCGAATGATATTGATGTTCATTTAAAATTACAGCTACTGATCCTTCTCTACCAGGAGCATACTCTGATGCTTTGTCAAATAAAATTCTATATAATTCTTCAAAGTCTTTAACACCTGAGTCTGCTATTATTTTTCTTAAAGTTCTAAAGTTGGTGTTTTTCTTCTTTAACTCATCAATGATTTCTTTTGTGTAGTTGTTAGATACAATAACTGATTTATCTAATATTAATTCATTATCCTTAGAAGATAATTGAATGGTATTTAACATTTTTCTAATGTCTGGGTAGTAAGTATTAATAATTGATTTTAAATCATCATTTAAATACTCAATTTCTTCTTTTTTAAGTATTCCATCTAAATGTTTTGCTATTTCGGTTTTTGATGGTGGTATTATTTTTAATACTTGACATCTGGATTGTAGGGGATCAATTATTCTTTCTATGAAATTACACGTCATTATAAAACGTGTTGTTCGTGAAAATGTTTCAATTACATTTCTTAAGGAAGCTTGAGCTTGAATTGTTAAAAAGTCAGCTTCATCTAATATAACTACCTTTATAGGTTTAAAAGATGCAGATGATGAAAATGATGATACTTTGTCTCTAATTGTTTCAATTCCTCTTTCATCACTACTATTAATGTAAAGAAAATCACAGTCTAAATTATTAATTATTAATTTAGCTAGTGTTGTTTTTCCACAACCAGCAGGGCCATAAAATATGAAATTCTGGATATCATCTTGGTCTAAATATTTTTGTATTTTTGTTTTAATAGTTTCATTACCAACAAATTCATTTAAATTCTTAGAACGATAACGTTCCACTAGTAAAGAGTGATCCTTCATAACTTTTATTTTAAATATAACAATTTTTACCTAGGAGGCCAAACTAATTCATTCAGAAATTTCTTTATTGATAACCAAAGTAATCTAATTCATCATCTTTTAGGGAGGTTAATGGGTCTAAAGCATCATCATAATGAGATGAATG